AATTGAGCTAATGTGTTTGAAGAATCTATACTTGTTAATTTTACAGCATAGTAGTTTGTATCAATAGATACTTGACCAGGAATAACCATAGCACCTTGTTTGAAAAGGTGATCGCCAACTCTTTCAATTTGGTTTTGTAATATAGTTTGTGATTGTGTTAATTCTCTAGCCTGTACAGCAAACGCTGGTCTAAAAAGGACTCTATGAAATTTTTTACTTTCATTAAAGTCATCAAAGAAAGGCGAGAGATTAAAGTCTGTTGGACTTGGCATTTATTTCCCTCTAAAATTCAATAATCAATTTAACGTTTTCAGTTTGATCGGCTGCTCTAGTTATTGGTGATCTATTTTCTATGTACATCACGTCACCAGTATCAGCGTCAATCTCACCTGAATTATATCCACTAGTAAATGCTATGTTATCAACCGTTGTTGACGAAGTTGATGGTGTAGCCGAAGCACTTGAACTTTGACCAGATATAGCATTTGCTCCTGAAAAGGCCGTTAAGTTACCATTACTATCAACGCCCTCGTCATTAAATCTTGTTTGTATATAATATAAAATATTGTTTGAACTATCCCATTCAACAACTTTACCTACGGCACCTGTTGAAGCTTGATTTATTTCTTCATCTACCGTAAATGTTCCTGATGGTGAAGTTACTAAAACTGCTTTTGTGCCTCTTAATGTAGTAGCACTAGCAGCTGAACCACCTGATAAAATATCTCTCATTAAAACAACTTTTCTAAAATCGTTAGCAGTTGTAAAGTCACCTGTGTTTGAAGCTTCAGCAGCCTCAAAGTTTGTATTTAACATTACAAAGAAACCACCTAATTCTTCTATAGCATTTTTACCGTGGCCACCTTTTGGCTCGATAATTACATCTAACTCTGAACCTGATAAAGAACCACCACCTGCTGAATTAATATCAGCAACTCTAATATAAGCAAAAGTATATCCTGTTCCTGGTGTAGTTACCGTAACTGCTGTCACAGCACCACCTGAGATTGTTACCGTAGCTTTACCACTTGAACCATCTCCTCTAATATCAACACCTGTATGTGAACCATTAGAACCACCTGAACCGGCAGTTTTAATTCTAACGTGATTTACAGCACCATCTACAGCAGCGGCAGCCACCGTTGAATCTGTAGCAACAGCCATAAAATCAGTAGATAAAAAGTTTGTTCTTTGAGCAGCTGTTAGTGTGTACATATATTTCCATTTGTAACCGTCTCCAGTTGTTAAGATAGATGTTGATGTACCTGTTGGTTTTACCGTTGAAGCAGTATCACCATCATTTTCTAAACATTTGTAAACGTTGAAATCATCTGTTAATACATAAAAGTTTGAATCAAATAAAGTTGTAGCTCCACTAGAAGCTGTTTGAACACTTGAAGTTGAACCAGTTACAAAATGACCATAGTCGTGTCTATAATAATCGTATGTTGTACCTGTTGCCCAATTTCTTCTAGGAATTACGATAGAAGCGTCTGAACTTGTAACTTTTTTAGCAGCTAATAATTCGTTAAAAGTATTAAATTCTTCGTAATTTGAGTCAATTGGTGTAGGTGGAGCAGTATCAGAACCTTGATATTCTGTACGGCTATCGCCTCTTGTTTGTGTTGTAAATGCTTGTGGTCTTCCTATGCCCAAATAATAGACATTTGCTGAAGACTCTGAAAAAGATTCTACAAATTGTTCTTGGTTGTGAATCCTAAATTTGTTTGTTATTATTGCTGCCATAAATTCCTCTTTAATCTATTTATATTTATACCTGTTAACTATAGCTTATTGTAATTTCCGTTGGAAAAGCCAAATAAGTCTTTAGTGTCGGTGTGTTTATCTCTCCGAATTGTACAATAGTGCCATCAACACTATCTAAATTTGTACCTATTACTCTATGTTGATTCCAGTCTGCCAATGTCATTGGCTGTATATATGATGTTGTTGTACTATCAGCACCAACGGCTGACGTTTGTGGAAAGTCACTTCCACTATACAAATACCAATATTTGTTAATACTTCTCATACGAGGGCCAGCTACTACAACACCAAATCTAGTGGTGTTTTCTCTAATTGTATGTGTTACTCTTGTGTCAAATTTTAAACTAATAGCTTGTTTTAATGTTACATCCCTTGTATTTGTAGTAAAGTGTTCAGTTGTGCTATCGTTAAAGTCTGGATCAACACCAGCCTGTGGACTACCTCTTAAAGATGTACCATCTGTCTCTGTTCCTAGTCTTCTACCAAATATAGTAGAGAATAGTGTATTAATTATTAGTGCCACGCCATCATAATCAACACTAGAATTAACACCTGTAAAGCTTCTAATTTTATTATCAACTTGTGTAGCAATGTTTACTTGACCAGTAAAATAGAAACCAGCACCGTGCATTGTCTTTTTAAAACTATCTCGCCAGTCAGCTATTGATCTACCTACTTTAATTACATAAGAATAATCCTGATAGTATAAACTATCTTGTATTTTCATTGTTGTTTCTGATAAGTGACCATCTTCATTTAAAAATGTGCCTGAAGTTGTTGCTACTGCTGATACGGTTGTTGTGGCCGTAGCTAAAGAACCAGCTCTAACCGTGGCAGTTGCCTCTGATCCTGAACCTGTTATTGTAACACCCTCACCAAAATTACCTGTCATATCACTTAACGTCATCAAACCTCTATCACTATCTAATGAAACAAAAGTGCCAGAAATAGAAGTTGAGCCGTCATCACTAATACCTGAAACGGTATCGCTTGTTGTAAATGTGCCTGAAACACCTGTTACAATAAACTTACCTCTCATTGATAAAGTTGGTGGTGATGGTGATTGTTGATGTTCAGCACCTGATTCAATAATTTTTAATGATTGAACTCTACCAATTTCTGGCCCAAAAAGTTTTATACTAGCACCTGAACCTCCACTACTTGTTGAAATTGTAGCTGTTGGTAATGAACCAAAATTATTTCCACCATTTATAATTCTAATATCTGTTACATCACCTGAGCCTGAGCCTGATTCTTGTACAATTTTATTACCTGTATAAGGGTCGCCTCTTTGAGTTTCATCTTCTAAAATAATATGATCTTCGCCCTCTGTCATACCACTCGTGCCTTCATCAGCTACAATACCACCATTTACTAATGAAACTTTTGCCTGAGCAGAACCACCGCCTGTATCTGTATTTGTAAAAACAATATCATCACCGATTTCATAACCCGAACCAGCACTATCTACAAAAACTTGTGTAATAGCACCACGACCAATATCATTAATATTAATCGCTGATCCTGAACCACCACCTGTTACGCCTAATGCCTCACCAGTTGTATATAGAGAGCCGTCATTTGTGATTGATATTATGTTTGGTATTCCTGTAACGGTAGCTTTAATGAATACATCTGACTCATCTGTTTCTGTACCTCTAATAATTTCATCTGTTTGAAAAGTGCCTGTTATAGTGTCATCATTTAAAATAAATTCTGTAACTAAATTTTCACTTATTTGAAACTTAAATACGTTTTCAATGATAGCAGTTGCTCCTGAAGTTTCACCTGTAATTGTTCTACCTACTAAATCTGTGGTATCACCTGTTAAAGATTGAGCAGTCGATTGTATTGCTCTTAATATTTTTTTAGTATCAAACTGACCATCAGAAGCTCTTAACATTTGTTCTCTAGGATAAATTGTTTCTGATTGTTCGTTAAATAATAGTCTAAAAAATAATTCGTGGCCTCTACTTGTACCTTTTGATCTATAAAGTGATTTTACATTTTTAATTAAATTTCTTTTATTTAAACCAGTAGCTAAAGTTTCTGGTAAAGTATTTAAAAACTCATTTCTAAATTTTGTTAAAAAGTTTGATATTGCTTTATCTGGATCACGAAAGTTTAATAACTCTTGTATATTTGTAACAGGATTAGGTTTGTAATTATTAATAACTGCCTGAGCACCTGAAGTGCCACCAGTTATAATTTCATCCATTTCAAATTTGTCTTGTGCTGATACGAATAATCTATTATTAGTTAAATCTTCAGTTAAAACGGTAGCAGTTGCTTTTGATGTAGCTCCTGTAATAGTTTCACCTCTAGTAAATTTTCCAAAACCTGTATCTTCTAAAATTATTTTATCGCCTTGGTCTAATTGTGTTCTATCAGTATCTAAACGAGAAGCGTCTAATACTAAATTATTTTCTTGAGCTGTTTCTGTTTCTAATTGAATACCATCTGTTGTTTCAATATTAGTTACGGCCAATTCTGCCGACTCCATAAATGTAAAATAAGTTTTAACAAACTCTAAAAATTTAGGGTGGTCAGATAAAACAAACTCGGGTGCTTGCTTATCTATTAATAAGGAAAGTTTATCTTTAAATGTGGCCATTAGTAACTACTTGTTGTTGTATATCCTACACCAGCGTCAGCAGAACCTCCAACAAAAGTGTCAGCAGTTACGGTAATTGATGAATTAGCAGTATCAATTTCTATTATTTGATTTCTTACAGGTACAACATCATTTGAATTTGGTTTTACCGTTAACTCAATTACGGTTGAAGAAGAACCTCTAATATTAGATATAGTAGCTATGTTTAATGAGTTTAGTGTAACTTGACCAGTATCATAATTAATTGTACCTTGTGTATTGTTAGCGTATGTTCTAACACCAGAAACTATGTAATATCTTCTAACATTACCTGCTCCGTCATCATCTAAAAACATTTCATTTGTTGTATCACCATCTACTTTAAATCCTGTCGATTCTAAAATACCGCCAGCTGCCTTATTATGTTCACTATGAGGATTATATAAAGCATTTCTAAAATAGATGTTGTATAGAGTTGAACTATTTAACGTTGGTGTAAATTCTTTTCTAATTTTTAAAGTTGTAATGTTTGATAATATTGATGTATCAGTATCGTCTATTGCTTTTGAGACTTTTGAATATCTAAAAATATTATCAAATTTTTGTAAGTTTGTTGTGTTGAAATTTGTTAATGTTGTTATAACATTTGATTTAATTGTATCAGATGTTTTAGTTGTTGATTTTGAATCATATTTTACCTGACTAGTTAATAAAACAGATGTTGTTTCTGGATCAACTATCTCTGGTACAACTGAAGCTACATTGAATTTTTTTAATTGTGTTACTAAATCTAATTTAGTAGCATTTGTTAATGTTGAACCTGAAGCAGCCTTAATTGAAATTTTTACCGTACCATAAACAGGTGTTTCTTCATCTTCACCACCCCAAGCTGAAACGGCCTGAGCATTTGGATATAATTCTAAAACTTTTGTTTCATAGTCACTTGTTGTAACTGCTCTATCTTGTGCTGAATATTGTAAAGGCGCATTAAATCTAATTGATTCTTTTGTTTGTGGCTCTGAACCACCTTGAGCATTTGAAACGGTGCTAATTGATACGTTTGAAAAACCACCAATTGCTCCTGATAAAGCAAAACTAGAAGCGCCATTAGCTGCTGTTCTATTTGTAACAATATATTCCAAAATTATAATGTTGCCGTCTGTTAATGCTTTACCTACAATACCGTCACCAAAATAAACTTCATATTTACCTTCATCACTTTCAGATAAAAAATAAACTTTACTTTCATCATTTATACTCGTCATACTTGTTGCTCTAGTATAAACTTGTGTTGTAGTATCGCTAGACGAATTTTGAATTGAAACTTTTAAAGTTGTTATGTCAGCTCTATTACTTGGTATTAAAAATTTTTGGTCTGTATCATTTGTATCAACCGTATATTTAAATGTTACTAAAGTACCTTCGTAAATTGGCACACTTGAAAATTTATAAACACCTTCAACAGGTGATATTGTTGTTTCAGTATTTGTTACAAATTGATAAGCTATATCATCAACGGTAGATGTAAACACCGTGCCTTTGGCCATAGTTACCGTAGCACCTGATCCGTTATTAATTGTAATATCAATATTTGCTGTTGGTGATTTTGCTGATGTAGGGGTATAACCTAACATTTTAGCTAACGACACAATATTTTTTCTTATGTCTGCTGAGTCTAGGTACATTTCATTTGCTAACATATTAGCATTGAAACCTAGATAGTGTGTGTTGTAAGCTAAAAGGTCTAAAAGAACGGCAAAACCAGATCCTTCAAAATCATAGTCCTGAAATTCAGATTGGTTTTGTAAAAAAGTTTTTAAATTAGTTTTGATATTATCGAAATCAAAATCTGATACGGTTAATTTATTTGAGGCCATTTTATCTTATTCTTCTTAATGTTGTTAATACGGTTACAGGATTAGGTAAATTTAAAGTATAAAATACTACTCTTACCTCTAAACTATTTCTATCAGGTGATTCAGTTACAACCACTTGATCTAATCTTACACGAGGCTCATAATTAGTTATGACCTCTTCTACTTTTCTTCTAACAAAAATACCAGTTACAGGTGTAAACGGTTCAAATAATAATGATCTAATTCCACAACCTAACTCTGGATGAAATGGTCTTTCGTAAAAATTAGTTTGTACTAAATTCTTAACTGATCTTTTTACTGCTTCAACATCTTCTATTTTAACAACGTCATTTGTAACGGTGTTTCTAGTAAAATCCAAGTTTAAGTCTTTATACGTCCTTACACTTTTTTTACTTTTATTCGTAACTGAAGCGTCATAGTTTGCCATATCGCTTAATATTTATAAGACTATCCAGCAAATACGTTAGAAGAACCTGCTGCTACGCTGGTACAACCAGATATAGCGTCACCTATTCTACCACAGCCTTTTCCGTTTACAAAAACCGTAGAACTACCTACAGCAATAGGAGCTGAGTGAGCAGGACAAGGCACACCTGGTAATAAATGACTAGTGTTATTATCGCCTTGACGAGATACACCAATACTATTTACAAAAACATTACTTGACCCTACAGCCCTTGTCATTCCTGAACAATGAGCAACGTCAGCGTCACCTATTCTAGTTACTGCTGGCACGACTTAATAACTCCTTTAATTTATCGTTAAATGATGATATAAAATTATGTTCTTCCTCAGTATGAGGTGGTTTAGGAAAATCAGGTTCAAAACAAATTACCTCATTTATAGTCTTTGGTATATCTTCGTAATTTGTAAATTTTTTAACTTTCTTGTCTATTAAAACTTGAAAATTGCCTTTCATTTTATCTTCTTAATGACTCTCGTTTAGCTTTAGCAGCCGCCATTCGTCTTTCTTGTACTAACGCTTGTTTTACTTTTCTACCAATTGGTATAAAAATACCGTGGCACATTTCTTTGCCTTTTTTACTGATATATTCAACACTTATCATTCTATCTTTAAAATCTGATTGAACTGACATTATTGCTTTCTTTAAACTTAACGCTTCTTTTTCTTTTTCGTCACCTGCCTCATTCCAAAACAGGAATTTTCTCATTTTTGCCATTTTTATGCTCCGTTAAATGAATCTTCATCAAATTGACTAGAGTTTGGCGTATTATTTGCTAAATCTTCTAAAAATTTGTCATTTTCTTCGTCTGTTTCGCAACGGCAAGTCGTACAACAAACGGTTTTCTCTGATTCGCCGTAATCCTGTAAACAATTTTCGCTACAATGAGCTTCGTGCCCACAATTTTGACAATAATTCATAATTTTCCTTTTTATATCTATTTATTAGTCAAAAAAAGCGCTAAAAAAGCGAACAAAAAGAGAACATTTTGAAAAAAAGCTAAAAAAAGCTAAAAAAAAGGCTTTTTTCGCTTGATTTCTTAACGAATCTGTGGTATATTGGACGAGTAATGACAAAAAAAATAACATTGATGAAACCAGTAATGCTTAATGGTGATATTGATATTGATAGACTAAAGAAAAAGTTTGATGATAATGATATTCACTACAATTCAATTACTACTGATGGTTATTTAATTAGTATTATTACTAATGCGATTCCTATGAGTATTTTAAATCTATTAAAATCAAAGTTTACAGCAATGTTTATTGATAACACTAACAAATAAGGATAAACACTATGAAAAAGTTTTTAGAATATATGACCATTACAATGGCTACCGTTGGTACTTTGTGTATGGTAGGTGCTGTTGGCGCTATTGACGGCGGATACAATGGTATACCAATGAATAATAATTGGTTATTATGTGGCCAAATGGCCTTATTGGGTATCGCTAGTTATGCTTTAGCGTTATACTCTCAAATCTTATACTCGGAGGCAAAATAATGACTATATTAGTTAATTGGAAAGCAAAAGACTTACAAGAGGGTATGGAAAATATGATGTCAGGTGCTAAAGCTGATTATGAGAACTTTCATACTTCTAATGGTAGAAAAGAAATAGTACCAGGATCATATGGCGATACTCAATTAAAAGAATATGATTCTAAAACTAAAGTCTTTATTGGTAAAAAATTTATCAAAGTTGTACAAGATAGAAGCGTATTTGCTTTTATTGTAAAAGAAGATACTGATAAATTTAAAAAAGGTGATATATTGAAGCCTGCTGGTTATAATGCCCCTGCTCAAAATGCTGCTAGAGGTAATGTTTTAACTGGTGATTATTATATTAACTGGACTGGTCCGTTATATATGGATAGTCAGAGAAGATTGAGAGGTTAAATGTTGTACGCTGATAAAATTATGAATACAG